CGGCATTACTTTTTCTTTCGCTTAACAGGCTTTGCCGTCTTTGCCGCTTGTTTAAAGTTTTTAGCCGTAGGCGCACCTTTAGACCCAGGTTTCCTCATTGTTTCGCCACTACCACCCTTAATTCTACGGCGTTTAGCTGCAATATTGGCGTATAGCCCAGGTTTCTTAGCCATTATTTTTTCTTACCGCCCTTTTTAGGTGGTCTGCCCTTCTTACTTCCGTAAGTACCTTTTCCATGAGGCATAGCTATCTCCTTTTTTTGCAACGTAACACATTATGCAATCCCACGCAAATTACGTTTTATATTATTTCTCCAACTACTAAATGCGCCAGACAAAGCCGTTGCCGCATCACTCGCCATCGTTAAACAAAGTGCATCAGCTAAATCAGGTGACGCTAATCCACGCTTACGCATCTCATCCTTACTCTCAGCTTTCATCTTACCACTAGACGTAAAACTATACCGAATACCTGTCAACTCAGCCACCAACTGATCGTCTTTCGGCAACTTACACGCTCGATCCTCAAGCCAACCCTTAGTCTTAAACCATAACTCACTACGCAAATTTAAATAAGTATCGCCCATACTTGGCGCTTCCGCCACATTCACACCACGAACAGGCAAGCCAATCTCTTTTAACCTATCGACCACACCCGAACCTACACCAATACTATCCACAAGGATCTGTGTAGGTTGACGTGAAGGAGGCAAACTCTCATATTCCGCCACAACTCGACCAACAGTCTGCATCAAATCTAACCCATTCCACGACCGCATTTCCGTCACAATCGGACCTTGGCGCTTACATAACGCTGTTTTATCTGTGCCAAAACGCGCCACATCCAAGCCCCAAACGCTAGTCGTTTCCTCATCAATCTTAACATCTCTATGCAATGCATTCTCTACCAGGTGAAACGGAATAATCGTATCATCATCTGCAAGAGGGAACTCACCCAACACACGAATGCGAAACGCATTGCTTTCCTCACCATAGCGCAACTTCATCTCATCAATGAACTCCTCGCTAACTAAAGGACTATCCACACAAGACCAACGCCTAGTCCACCAACTAGAAGCTAACCTATTTTGGCTCTCAAAAAACGTACCGCTACTTCGAGTAGGGTTACTCAACATAATCGTGGTCGCATTCTGACCAGACATAGAACCTGCCGCCGCCTCAAAAACCTGCTCTGGAACACCACTAGCCTCATCCACAACCAACATAACGTGTTCCGAATGCACACCAGCCAAAGCTTCTGGCGTTTCCGCTCGACTAGTTCTCGCCGAAATAAACATCTCACTAGGCGCAGAAGTATGCTCAACACGATCCGACTTCACATTCAATAACGCCTGGAACGCTTCGGGCAACTCATTAATCCACCGCTTTAACTCCGCAAACAAAGCATCAAACAACTGACTAGAAGTCGGCGCAGTTACAACAACCTTATTTGGGTAATGCATCAAAAAATACCAAAGCATAGCCCAAGATGCAGCAGTACTCTTACCCGTACCATGCCCAGACCTTATGCTAATCTTACGCTCACCAGACGCAATAGCTTCCAAGAACTCCGCCTGGTAATCTAAAGGCTCTACGCCAAGCACCTCGCGCACAAACAATGTAGGTTTCTTGGAGTAGCGTTGAGCAAACTCCAACATCGTGTTCTGCGAAAGATCATTCATGCTCTATAACCTTCACCTTACGCAACGCATCTAAATGCAAATCGCCAATACTAATGTTAATCTGCTGATTTGCCCTACCACCATACCGCTCCTGGTTCCAAGCTTGCGCCGCTAAATTGTGCTGACCAACCTTTTGCTTAAGCAAACCTAAATCAACCTGGCTAACATTGGCCTCGCTAATGTCTCGATCCCCATTCAAGGCTTCCACAATCTCACGCTGCCTACGATCACCAACCTCAGATATAGCCTCAAACCCTTCCTCAAAATGTGCATCCGCCGCATCTCGCCTGGCATTATCAACAGCACTCGATAACTCAGGGTTTTTCAATATGATATTTCGAAGCGCACCTTGAGACATATCCATTTCAGACGCCAGGTTGCGTATGGACTTGCCAGACAATATCCACTCACGCAGATATTCACCGCCACCCCTGCGCTCTATCTCGGCCCTTCTCTTTTTCGCCAGTGGCTTGCCCGCCATGCTCGTACCTCATTTTTTTCACAATTTTAGCATGATATTCTGCAAAAGCAATATAGGGGGTGGGGGGGGGTCACTGGGAGGATTGTTTTGGAGTTTAAGGGAGAAATACTACAAAATCAGGAAGTGACCCCTGGCAGAACTGTAGCACACATTTCAGTGTGTGGGAATGTATTATAATAATAGTAGGTAGAATAAGTTTAGTGGGGGGGGTCCTTGCAAAAAAATACGGTCAAAATCAAGCAAAAAATGTTTTTCGCATAATATACATTATGTTAAATGATTTGCTAAGTGTCTGTTTTTAAACTGTTATTTTTAAGCAAAATCTCCAGTTTTACCAAAGTATAACAAAAGCGACAAAAACCTTGCAAAGTTTAACACTTTTTATTATTCGCGCGTGCGCGTGCGCGACTTGCGCTTTTGTGTTTTTCGTGTCGGTTTGTAAAAAAGTTTCGTTGTTTTACAAACGTTTATAAAAAACTTTAAAAAAGTTAGAAACTTTTAGGCCTCTCAAACGTCTACTAATTATAATCAAACTTTTTAAGGACATTTATTAATGGAAAATAACACCACGCAATATAAGAACTTTGAAATGATCGAAGGCAAAAACTTTAGTTTGGTTTCTTATGATGTTGGAGACCAAAACCATTGGCTAATTATTACGAAAAAAGGATCAAAATTATTTAGATCAAATGAGGCATTTTTGAGGGAATTATTATATTCTTGCATAAAACTATAAAAACGTTGTAGAAGGGTTATATTATAATGTGTAAACAAAAAGGAAATTAGACATGGCTAGAAATGACAAGCTAAGCAACTACAGAACAACATGGTTCAATAATGATAATTTTGGCGGTGTGCGATACATAAACACCGACATTGTGACGTGGAAAGATGGCAAAGTAACTTTGAATAGTGACGGTTGGGAAACCGTCACAACCAAGCGCAAAATGAACCAAGCCTCAAATCAATTTGGTTTAGGCTTTGGTGTTTATCAAGATAATTGGACTTGGTTTGTAAACTTACCAAACGGCGGCGTTGTCAAATATTATGACGGCATCACATTCGAAATGTTTGGAGGTTAAGCAATGAACCAATTAGAGGAATTAATGCAAGATGAGCAAATGCAATTTGAATGTGCTTATCACAATTATTTAATGGAATGCGTATTCGGTGAAATAAATCCGATGCTCTACAATGAAACAAATCCAGATCATGCAAAAAAGCTTTTTAAGAAAGTTGGAGCTTTAGTGGAGCAACAATACAATAAAGAGGTTTTCCAAAAAGATTGGATTGAACATCACGCAAAAAGTTAAGCATCGGTGTAGAGCGGTTTTAACCGCTCTCATCCCATGCCTAGTGAACGCATGACAACAAAAGAGGAAACAATGACAATGAATATAGAAGAACTACAGAAGGTCTTTAAGTCTCACGACTTGAACCTTGAGATAGTTTCTAACGATCAGATCGCATGGCGTGACGAACACGCAAACGAACTGAGAGTTAGGATTTATCTTAATCAACAATATTTCGTAGAGTTGCATTCAGAATGTCGGTCTATCGGTTACGCTGCCGAACAAATCGAGCATCTGATAAGCGACACAAAAGAGGAAATCGAAGAGGCGCAAGGATCGGTCTTTAATTCATTTTATGAGATCGACAAACCACGCCAAGATGTGACGGCTTGCTATAAATTCGGTCTACTGGCGAAAAAATTTGAAGTGAGAGTATCTTCGCTAGGAGATATTTCGCTAGTCAATCTTGAAACCAGATGCGCGATAGATGCTTTTTTAGAAGAGTTTGATTATTACGCTTGCGAAGCTCCAGAGAGCTTTGAAAAACTAGCTCAAGAATTATTTATTGAAGAGTTAGGAGAAACGGAGGCCGACAAAATAGATTGGCCGACAATTACAAAACATTTTTTATCAAAGGAAGGGAACCAAAATGTTTGAGTTTTATAAAAGAGTATTTGCCACGTTAAATGATCCTTACAATGACCAAGATTGGAACGGATTTGTTTATTTGTCGTTAGATCAAAAGAAACCACACAGAAATAAGGACTACCACAATTTTTACCACATCCAGAAATACGATGAAAAGTGGCTTAAAATGGGTGGAAAGAAATATAGCCTCTTGATCGAACGCTCAGAGATTACAAGCGACAATTTAGAAGAGTTGGAAAAGCACCTTTTCGAATGGATCAAGGGCGAAGTTGGTTTTAAAGATTATCGCATAATTTGGGGCGGTGGAGTTGAGAGTGAGTTTCCAGATTATGATGATTTAGAAACCTACTACAAAGCCAAATTAGATTTGTCTCTTTATGGGTTTGAAGATCAATGTTGGCATAACGAAGCAATGCCCCATCTTTGCAAGCCACTAGATGAGGATAAAGCAATCCGATTTTGGATTGACTTCAAAGACCACAAATTAAGTGATCTTCATTCTAATAAAAAAGAGGACGAAACTTATTTAAGATATTTTGTAGAGTGTAGTGAATACGGAGATTACGACACAAGACAAGTCCT